AAAAGAGATTTTGTGATAGAGAAGTAAAAGGAGAAGATATGAAAGAAAAAGAGATTAATAAGAGAGTTTGAAGTTGTGTTGTTTATTAGAGAGGATATATAAGAGTTATTAGTGATATAGATGAGAGAGAAAGTGAGAGTATATAGATTTATGTATATGAGTGTAAGGGTGGAGGTATTACTGAAAGTACCCCCGGCGGTCAAGTGCGTCTTGAATACCCCCGTCAGACAAATGCTGTTACCTCATACACTGACATAAATAATTTTGGAACAATGAATATTGTTCTTGTCAATGATATTGTACTGCATGATATTGTTGATACTATTACTAACACAATGCAGAGAGTTCAGTGAGAGACTGACTATTTATTATGAACAACTTTGTTTACGTAGTTTCACTTGCGGGTCAACATGTTCATTATGGACGGTCTATTAAATGTGTTATAAAACACATTGATGACCTTAACAAAGTTCGTGCTATGATTAAAGAACATCATAGCATAGAATTTGAAGAACTATCAGCTAATTTCTACAATGGATATTGGAAGTTTGATAATATAACTGACAATAGAGATATACATCTTATTGTAGAAAGAGTTGATATGGTAGAATAATTATAGTTGATATAGCGGGAGATAATCCTGCTATATCAATTATTTTTACTAATAGATCACCTCATACAACACATAATGAATTTTGCGATAGTGTATATGATGCTATTACATATCGTGTTATTACTAACCAAGCATCCGTTCGTACTGACGTTACATAGTACCGAGTTGCCGAGAAGGGCACTATACAGTCATGGCTACAATTAATGCTAAATTCGAGAACATTCGTGTTTACAGTACTAACGACGAAATCCGTTATCGGGTTAAGTTTGACCAAAGTTTTGATGCTATTGTCAAAACTGACGGTCTATATGTTGAAGGTCAAGCCGATTATATCGACTTTAAACCTGCTGTTCTCATAGCTCAATGTATTTCTTGCATTGAAGGTCTTGACCTGCTCTATACTAAAAAGAAAGAACAAGGTCTCAGAACTGGAAACGGTTCAGGCTTTGGTGCTGCTGAGCTTGGTGTCGTACTTCGTGGTGCGACTATCAAGTTTGAGCGTACCAAGTTTGATGAAGGCGAGGAATATGCTGACGCGGATGGTGTTATACATCAGCATGACCATGCTGGCTATAATACATCTATTACTGAGATTACTATCAGTGATAAGATGCAAGCCAAGCTGGACAAGCTGATAGACGAAGTGCTGGGTTTATAACCCAGCATTTTGTTGCTAAAATGATTGTTTAACTTTCTAAAGAAGGAGGACTTGATATGACAGAGTTTGCTCTTGACGAACTCAAACGAGTTCGTGATATTATCGAATCTTTTCTTGATGATGATGAAATAGACTACAAAGATTTACTCATTGTTCTTCGTATTCTTGACGAAGTCATCAAGAGAGCTACTACTGAAGAGTAGTAGGATGATAGTAGTAGAGAAGATAGTTTTCACTATCTTCCTATTACTATCATTGACACAATCAAGTTACCTCATACTAACATAATGAATATTGCCTCATACTAACATAATGAATATTGCCTCATACATACATAAAGAATCTTGGGAGAATACAAGACTTGTTTGTACTACGTTTAAGCGTATTACTAAGCGTATCGCTGACGGTATTGTTATTCATGTTGCTAATCATACTATTGTTATACTTAACAAGATTCTATTATATATATTATATACTTTAGTATATAATAATATATATAATAGAGGTAAATTGCTTACAGTCTGTAAGTATGGTGCTGGTATGACTAAAGCTCATGTTCGGCAATTATACTTTGGCGGCGGATACTGACAAAAGTATAATTAGCAATAGTAATAGTAATAATAAGAGCGATAGTATTAAGAATAAGAATGATAATAAGAATAGTAAGAGTAAGAAGAATAAAAGAAGGAAGATGATAAAGAGGAAGAAGATTAATGCGTGGAGCAGAATCTTTAATCGCATCTCTAATACATCTTTAATCTCTTCTATCTCCAGCACTAAATCTATTTTCTTACTGTTCTTCTATACTCTCTTACTTATTCTTTAATATAAATCTCTTTTATATCTACATCTACATCTATAATTACACTTATAATTACATTTGTATTTGTATTTATAACTAAACTTATTATTACTTTTACAATTATAACATAACTCCCATTCATACTCATAAACTGAATACTAATAACAAATTAAAATACTACTACAATGCAAACATTATTATTAACTCCAGTCTTATCTTTAGCTTTAGGTATAAGCATATCTGTATTATTATTCTTAATAATAGCTTATATCATAGCTAAACTATAAATAACACAATGTATAACTTAATAATAAATAGTATCAATATGTATAACATAACAACAATCAAAAAGACGATATACTCAATTTCATCATCCCTATTTGTTATAGCATTTGTAACAATATTACTATTAGTTTTATTATCTTCTTTATTGCCTATATTATTTGTAGCAAGAGTAATACAAATATTATTCTATGTTATATTAATAACAGGATTTATACTAATAATACGATATTGGTAAACAATTAAAACATTTACAATAATGAATGTAACAACAAATGAATCGTTTGAAGAATTAGTATTATCTTCAATCAGAAAATATCACAATATTGATATTCCAAAAGAAGAAATATTAGATGTACAAGTTTTAGGTTCAGCTGTAGAAATAACAACAGTATCATCTGGAACATTTACATTATATATTTCTTTAACTGCGTAAAGAACATTAGAAGCAACTATAATATTTATAGTTGCTTCTTTTGTTTTATAGTTACCTCATACAAACATAAAGAATCTTGGATAGAAGACAATTAAGACTTCTACTTTAAACATTAAGAATAACATTATTAATAACTCTATTTATAAACAAACTAAAATTATTTTATTATGACACAGAATGTAAATCCGAACAATGTTGTTGAAGAAGTAGTAAATGACAATGTTAATGTAGTAAACAATGGAGATGAAGTTCTTAACGAAGAAAGTGTTTCTTATAAAAACATTATTAAGAAACTTATTGCTTCTGGTTGTAAACGTATTAATTCCGCTCGTATTAAGAACGTGAATTATACTGAGAAAGATAACTATACTATGATTAGTTTCACTCTTGGAACTAATATTGATGGTTATGTTTCTAAAGATAATGGTGTTACTTATGAACTTGGTAAAACCAATATTCTGTTTACTTCTTTATTTGCCATTGTTGGTGCTATGAAAGAAGATGAAGAACTTAGTTGGATGGCTAATGCTTTGCTTGAAAATCCTCAAGTTTTGAATCTTATTCTAAACGGTGGTACTGTTGATATTCTTCAACAGGAAATACCTGCTGGTGTTGAATTTAGTAATCCATTTAGTACTAAGGAAAATCCAGACACGTCTGTTTATGACCATGACATTATTGTTAATCATGTTATCAGCTTTACTCTTGGTAAAGTCGGTCAAAAGATGGCGGATAGATTAGCCGATAAACTAATGGGCTTCTAAATTATGCTAATAGTAATAGTGGTGATAGTAATATTGCTATCACCACTATTATTATTGTTGTTGTATGTACTAAACATATTGAAGATATATTATTAATACTGTTAAGCGTTATTACTATTATTGAGCATGATAATGATACATAAGCGTAAGTAATAGGTAAAAATAATAATTGAAATATTTGGTATATTCAAACTAAGACTGTACATTTGTACACATAAGAGCTAAAGCTATTGTTGCTCTTATTAATTATTTTAATACTAACAATTAAATTCTTAAAACTCATGAGTAAAGAAGTAAAAACAGGTGCAGCTCCTGTTAGTAAATATGCTGCAAAGAAAGCTGCTATTGCTAAAGCTAATGCTGAAGAAAGTGCAAAAGCTAACGTAGTTATTAATGTTGAAACTGCTAATGTTGATAAAGCTGCTGTTTCTACAAAACCAAACAAAAAGAAAGGTATTCCTGATACTGCGAATAATTATCCTCAACATTTTGTTGAGATTGCTCTGCTTATTAAGAATAATGCAGAGATTCGCAGATTTACTGCTCTTGGTATTCTTAATTATCTTCTTCAAAAGAAAGAAATTAAAGGTGAACAACGTTATGTTTCATTTAAATGGAATAAGTTTGCTGTTAAGTGTGGTGGTCTTGTTAGAGAATATTCTTATAACGAACCATTCTTCTTAAATGCTCTTGTTGCTTCATTTAGTTCTTTCAGTGCTGCCGCTCAACGTATTATTGACAATTTCTGTCATAAAGAAATGTCTGTTAGTATTAGTAAAGGTGTTAGCCAAGAAGAAGTAAATAATATTGTTGCTCTTAATGAAGAGTATCAAGAAAGCAAAGAAAATATTACCGAAGACTAATACTGTTTTTTAACTAATTGCCCGTAGAGGGAGGATTAATCATTATCCTTCTCTCTACGAGCTTTAGAATTATTCTATTATGATAGACGATATAAATGGTGATTATATAGATGATAGCATTGAAATTCATGGTGAAGTATTTGCCCAAGATTTTGATGATGCTGGTTGGGAGCCTATTGAAGTAGATGATTCTGATGAAGAAGCTGCTCAACTATTTGGATATTAAACTAATTAAACTATAAATAAAATGGATGCTATTCTCGCTGCCGTTGCTGGCATGGATAAAGATGAAGTCGTTGATTTTGTAACTGCTATTAATACAGCTAAAATGCTTACTGATACTGATATTTTATTTGACAATATTAATATTGAGAATATTGGTAAGGCTGATATTAAGAGTTGTATAGCTGTTCTATTTAACGCTAAACTTCTTGAACGTAAAGATGTAAAAGATGTAAAGATTAAATCTCTCAAGAAGTTTAAAGAACAAGTTGTTACTGCACATAATATTATTGCTGAATATGCAAATAAATGTATTGACAATGTGCATAATCTCATTGTTGATATGGAAAAAAGTAATATTGATAGTTCAGTTAGTGATAATAAAATCTCTGATGAAGACAATCTTGAAAAGTTGTCAAAAGAGGAACTGATAAAATTGCTTCGTGAGAAGCGATAGTTCCGGTTAGTAGTCATGGTAATTCCGTATAGTATAATGGTAGTACAATAGAATATTATTCTATTAGTCCAAGTTCGAATCTTGGTACGGAAACTAATAATGTTGGTGTTTGATTAGTATATTTGATTCATTTTTTTTTCTTTTGCTTATTTTTAATGGTAATTATGTTGTGAAACATAGTTCATTGTTTGCGTTTAACTTGTGAATTACAAGTGTTTTTTAATCGCTTCTCGTCGTGATGACGATAATTATTTCTCGTCGTGATGACGATGATTATGTTGTTGAATTGATATTCAGTTATGCCCTACAAGTTGATAGTAATCATATTCCCAATTATATTCAGCCTATTACTATCGCTTGTAGGGCTTATTGTATTTATATACTTCTCTAATACCAATATCGCTATATAATAGCTGATTTAGCCTATATAATTAAGCGTAATATACTCCAGTGATGACTTATATCACTTTTATATTAAATAGCTATTTATAGCTTGAAAGAGATTCATAATAATCAAAAATTAAATATTTACTATGGCTGAAATTGTTGAAAATAAAGAAGGTTTTCGTGTAATTAGAATGAGTATTGAAGAAGCTATTCATAAATGTGAGTTTGGTTTCTATAATGTTAGCACTAATGCTACTCTTCTTATTTGTGATAATTGTAATAAACTTATGAATAATGATAATGAAGTTTATTATGTTGCCGTTCTTAATCGTTTATTCTGTAAAGAATGCTATGAAGAATGGTATGCTCATGCAATAAGATATAAAGAAGATGCTAAATATGAAGAAAGATATTTTCGTAGCTATGCTAATGCTCTTGGAATTAAATTATAATTATTATGGATAAAAATTTCTTACGTACAACAGTTATTAATTGTAGAGATGCTTGTTCTCAATTTCTTGAATTAAGTTATACTGAAACTCAAAGAGTTTGGATGCAACGTCTTACTATTTATAATTATATTCTTTTGCTTATTAATAAAGATAAAGTTGATGAGGCTTTATTAATGCTTGAAGAATGGGATAAAATTCTTAATCCTAAAGCCGAAGAAGAAGCAAAAGAACGTGATAAAGAGAACAGTTCCTCTACGGGCAATTAAACAAAGCGGCGAAGGCAAAGCCGTAGCCATTTCGCTGATACTACTGATACGGTAATTGTTATTATTATTAATCTTTTTAATTTACGTAAAGTTATGGCTAACAAAAAAGCTTATGATGAAGTAAGTGTTATTCGTTCACTTAACAAAAAAGGTATTATTGTAGGAACTCATGTTATTGAAGTTCCTAAAAATGCTAATGCTTCAGGTAATACTGCTGATGCTATTGGTAATGGTACTTGGGGAAAATTGGACTATATGCGTAAAGTCCATGGTTACAGTATTGTGTTTGTAGATAAAACTATTAAAGCTGGTAATAATGCCGATAATACTAAAGTTAATACTAAAATAGCTAAACGAGAAAAGAAACTTAATATGGCTACTATGGCTAAAGCTGCTATGAAGAAAGTTAAATCTAAATAGTATGTTATTATGCCGAGTTTTAGTTTTACTCTTGCTAAGAAGCCTGTTAGCAAGAGGAAAACCTCTGTTCGTACTAATGAATATGAGGTTGTAGATACTAATGTAGTTGGTGTTGTGTGGATTGATATTAATGCTAATTATTTTGTCCATACTGAAGAACATACTTATCCTATTAGAAAGGAATGTTATTCATGTAAAGGTAAATCTCGTGTTTATAGACATGGTTGTTACGATATGAATAGAGTTAGTTATATTCGTCTTAGTGATAATTTAAACGAATGTAATCATACTCATTATATTCCTTTTGCTGTGGGATGTATTGTATCTGGTAGCATTCATCGTAATAAATCTACTAATAAACTTTCTTTTAATATTAGAAAGTGTTGGATTGATTATGATAATGAAGATGCTCATAAGGCTTTAGAATTTTACAGACAACATTTAAACGAAATTAATAATGCTATTGTAGAAGGTAAATATAATGGAATTTAGCAATATTGGTAAGGATAAAAGTGATAATAGTAAATATAACTTTACCAATGACCAGCGTAAGGCTATTGATAATATTATTGATTTCATAGCTAAAGATTTCAATCCTGCTAAATATATAGTAGGATTGACTGGTGCTGGTGGTACTGGTAAGACTTTTATCACTAAATATATTATAACACATTGCAAATATAGTAATAGTGTTATTAAATGTACTTCTCCTACTCATAAAGCGTGTCGTGTGTTTAGTCAAGCTATTGGAGGTAAAGATGTTGATACTATTCAAAGTACTTTCGGTCTTAGACTTGATTTAAAACTTGAAGACTTTGACCCTAAGAATCCACAATTTAATCCTATGGCTAAGCTGCAAAATGTTAAACTTCTTCTTATTGATGAGGCTTCTATGCTTCCTGCTAAACTTGTTACTTTTGTTTGTAATAAGTGTAAAGAGCTTCAGATTAAAATTATATTTATTGGAGACCCTTATCAGCTTGCTCCTGTAAATGAAAAAAAATCTATTGCTTTTGATAGATGTTATGAAGTATATAATCTTAAAGAAGTTGTTAGACAAGCTGCTAATAATCCTATTACTGAATTACTTAATCTTCTTCGTTATGATATAGAACATAAAACTTATAGGTTCTTAGAATATCTAAGTAATCATGTTGGTGTTACTAATTATAATGATAAAGATGAAGGATTTAGTATCTGTACTTCAGCTAATTTCAAGAATGTAATTGATTATTCTTTTTCTAATGAGGAATATACTAAGAATATTGATATGTATCGCATCGTGGCTTATACCAATAATTGTGTTGCTGGTTGGAACAATTATATACGTAATACAATTATTAAAGATGCAGATAAGAATATTATTACGAAGAATGACTTGATTATGTCTTATGAAACTATTGTCAATGAATTTATGGAAATTGTTATTAATAATTCAGAAGAATATATTATTAATGATATTGTAAATTTTGTTGATGATACTTATGGTTTTAAAGGCTTTCTTGTTAAGTTTCAATTAATACATGGTGGTAGTATTACTCGTCCACTATTTATTATTGACCATCGTGATAAATATACTATTCAAAGGTATCATCAAGTTGTTAAAGAGCTTATTAGTAAAGCTAAGAATGCTACTGGTGGTACTCGTGTTTCTCGTTGGAAAGAATATTATACATTTAAGAAGAAATATCTTATAGCTGCTAATATTGTAAATAGAAACGGAGATACTATTTATGATAGAGATATAGATTATGGATTTGCTATAAGCGCACATAAGTCCCAAGGCTCTACTTATGACGCTGTTTTTGTTGATGTCAATAATATGGTTTATAATCGTATGGGACATCCTTATACAAATCAGGATGATTTGCTTAGACGACTATATGTTGGTTGTTCTCGTGCTCGTAAAGAACTTATACTTTCTTATGGTAGATAAGTTATGATTCTTTCCTTTTCCTATGACGTTGAAGTTCTTCGTAACTTCTTTTCATTGACATTTATAGATGTTAATGATTATCTTAAAGTATTTGATGATGCTTGTAAGATTAATGCTAAAGGTAAGAAAGAACCTATTCCTCTTGTTCAGAAATATACTGTTGCTGAAATTAAAGAGAAACTTGCTACTGTAAAAAAGCGTAAATTTTATATTACTGATAAAGACGATAGTCAGTTACTTCCTATGCTTGGATATATTAACCAAATGCGTCCTCATTATGATGAACAAAATCGTCCTATTCGTAGTGATGTATTTGGTTATAATAGTTCTAAGTATGATGATTTAATGGTATCTGGTCTTTTAATGTTTGCTAATCAAACTAATACTACTAAAGAACTTATTACTAAACTTTATGAGTTAAGTAAGCATATTATTAATATTCAAAATAATCCTGAACTTGCTAAAGGAGATTATCTTTTAAATAGTCTTCGTAAGAACAAGTTGCCTTATGTTGGTATTGATGTTATGACTATATTTGCTCTTAATAAAGTTGGTAAAGGTACTAATGATAAAGGAGAAACTGTTTATTTTGGTAAGAGTTTAAAACAAACTTCTATTAATCTTCAATGGTACGAACTTCTTGAATATGAACTTCCTCCTATTAGTGATAAAGATATTGATTTGTATCAAAGTGATTATGCTTATAAAGGTTTAAGTGCTAAACAAATTAATACTCTTGTTAATAAATGGGATAGATATATATTAGATGAATGGATTCCAGATATGATGCATTATAATGAAAATGATGTATTTATTGTTTGTGAAATGATTCGTCTTTTTATTGATGAAATACGTTTGAGATATAATATTTCTAAATCGTATGGAATTGATGTTCTAAGTAGTTCTCGTAGTAATATTGCTGATAAGATGTTTGTTAAGTTTTATTCTGAATTTAGTGGTCTTGCTCCAAGTCAATGGCAAGGTCGTAAAACAGAAAGAACTGCTCTTGGATTTAAGCGTGTTATTCTTCCTTTTATTCAATTTAAGACTCAACAGATGAAAGAACTTCTTGAAGAGATGAAGAAAGTTGTTATTTATTCTCTTGGAAAGAAAGCTCTTAAAGAAGTTGCTCCTAAATATCCTGAATTAAAGCATCTTAAAACCAATAATGATAGTGGTTGGTTTGAAGTTACTATTAATAATCTTACTTATACGATTGCTACTGGTGGTTTACATAGTCAAGATATTCCTCGTGAGCTAAAGAGTAAGCTGATTAAGATTGATTCTTCCTCTACGGGGGAGGACGTGTGGTCAAATATTACTGATGATAGCTATGTTTATGTTCATTGGGACATAAGCGACGCAGTGCCCCATTAAAATACTTCTTTAATTGCTGGAAACTCGTGAAGATAGTAGTGCTACAACATAAGACGAAAGTCTAAGTGTGAACGCTTGAAAAACTATTATTATATGACAATCAGCAGCCAAGACTACCTATTATGATGTGAATCATAATGATAGTAAGGTTCATCGACTATCCGAAAGGAGTACTGGTAATAATACTGGGAAAAGGGAAGAATTTTATTATAATTTACTTGCATAGTTCAAATTTAGTTACTATCTTTATAATCATATTATTAAATTAAATTATTTTATTATGCCTACATTTAATTTTCAAACTGCAAGTAAAACTATTAATGAAAATAAAGTTCATAATAGTTATGGTGTTATACGTAAAAATGCTAATGTTCCTTATGGAACTTTTAGTATTTATGGTAATAAACAAGCTATATATGGTATTAAGTCTAAAACTACTAATAAAGTATATATTGGTTCTACTAAACATATACAAAGAAGACTTATGAAACATTTTAATGAACTTTTTCATAATAGACATAGAGCCAAACAATTACAAGAAGATTTTAATAAATATGGCTTTTCTGACTTTGATATTATAATTTATAATACTGATGATGATATTAATCTTCTTGATAAAGAAAAAGAAATACAAATTTCTATTGGAATTGATAATATCTATAATGAAAAAATAAGTGGTTATTGGGTTAAAGAAGAATATAAGAAAAAACTTGCAAGTTCTTCTAAAGCCACACATAAAACTAAAGAATATAGAGAAAAAATGAGTAAACTTAAAACTAATAAAGTTGCTCAATATCATTTTAGTGGAAAACTTCTTAAAATATGGGATTCTGCTATTGAAATATGTGAAACTTTAGGTTATACTCGTTCTGTTATTCTTAGTTGTTGTAATGGTAATAAACCTCATGCTTATGGTTTTGATTGGAGATATGTTGATGATAATGGAAATATCATAACTGATGGTTATCAAAAGGCTCGTATTAATAATAAAATTAAGATATAGTCAGGCTTATAGTGAAAGCTATAAGATTAAGTGCGTCTTTTTATCCTTCTATTATGGATGTTTATCGTATTGCACCAGCTCATATTAATGAAGGTGTATTTGTTAAACTTATTCATTGGTTGAAGGAAACTCGTGTTACTGCTAAACACAGTAAAGAAGATTATATTGATGGTATTCCTAAAGATGTCCTTGCTCAAGTATTAAAGATTGTCATTAATTCTATTTATGGTAAACTTGGTTTTGAGAAGGGAGATATTTGTGATAGACTTGCTGTTCTTAAAGTAACTATTAATGGTCAATTAATGATTATGATGCTCTGTGAAGAGCTTGAGCTTAATGGCATTGAAGTTATGTCAGCTAATACTGATGGTATAGTTGTGAAACTTTATAAGCGTAAGAAAGAAGATTTTGAACGTATTGCAACTAATTGGAAACAGCTGACTAAACTTGATGCTGATAGTGAAGAATATAAATGTTATATTAATAGGGATATTAATAATTATGTTATCGAGGAACTTAATGGTAAAGTATCTTATAAAGGTGCTCTGAATCCTAATATGTATCTCGTTGATTTACAAAAAGGTTATGATATGCCTATTGTTGCACAAGCTGTTGTTAATTATTTTCTTTATGATAAACCTATATTAGAAACATTATATGAATGTACTAATATTCTTGATTTTTGTAAAACTCAAAATATTTCGAGAAGTTTTCATATTGAATATACTCTTGGAAATACTAAACAAGTTCTACAAAGGAATGTTAGATTTTATGTTACTAATAAAGGTGGTAGTATTGAAAAAGTTAATGATAATACTATGCAAAGAAGTAATATGTGCGCAGGTAATCAAGTTATTGTTCTTAATAGTCTTGATGACCAACGTATAGAGTATCGTAATATTTGTTATTCTTATTACTATAAAGAAGCTCTTAAAATTATTGACCCTATTAAACTTGGTATTAGTCCTAATCAAAAAGGAAATGCTTCTCGTAAAGTTAAATCTGGTAAATCTTTAATTAAGCAAAAGTCTGGAATGTATAATAGTTTATTTGACGATGCCGAAGATTAAAGAACGATTGTTAGATAATATACTTAATGGATTTCAAACTAACAAAGGTAAAGCAAGTCTTTATTGTTTTACTAAAGAGTTTATTCCTGAAATAGTATATAGTGTTGCTAATCAATTTCATAAGAAATTTGTAGATAGTCCTATATTTATTTGTGTTGATGGTTATGCAACTCGTAAAGCCATTTTCGATTGTTTTCGAGAACATGACTTTACTGAAAACAAGGGTCCTAAATGTACTATTATTAGTGGTGATTATGTTAAACTCAAATATAATTATGCTTACAAATTGACTATTATTGTAGGTATTAATGATAATCTTGAGATTATTAAACATCTTAATAATAATAGTAAATTTACTCTTGCTATTCTTACTAAGAATATTATGAATCATGAATTTATTAATAATGTTCGTAATATTCTACCATGTATCGATACTGGAGATGCTGACGCTGCTATCAGACGTGATAGTATTTACTCGCCCGTAGAGGAACATCGCATAGGTGTTGAGCTTTCTGCTGAGGATAAAGAGCGTTATGATAAATATACTGATTATATTACTACATCTGTTTCTATATTTGGAGATTTAGATAATATCGAAAAATGTAAAAAAGGAGATATTAAACTTGGTATTAGTGCTGCTGATTTCAGAGATACTATTGCTCGTGAAAATGGTTGGCGTGAAGACCTTGATACAAGTATTCCTTTTATGCGACAAATAGATGATATTTATAATCCTAATATTCTATTTGAACGTGCTTGTACGTTTTATAATATTACTAAAGAAAGACGTAATCTTGTTACTGATAATGATGCTAAATTAGATGCTATTCTTAAACTTTGTGAAGAAAATAAGGATAAACAAATTCTTATTATTTCTAAACGAGGTGAGTTTGCAGCTAAAGTTACTAAGTATATTAATACTAATTCTTCTGAAAACATTTATTGTGGTGATTATCATGATTGTTTAGATGATATATTTGCTGTTGATGAACATGGTAATGCTGTTCTTATTAAGTCTGGTTGTAATAAAGGCAAACCAAAAATGTTAGGAGCGCAAGCTCAATCGAGCCTGAATGAGCAACGATTTAATCTCAAGCTAATTAATATATTATCTATAAAATCAGCGTCCAATCCGAAGCTAAAAATAGCTTGTGATATGGTTATTTTCACTTCACCGTTATGCGATAGTATTATAGATGTAAAGAAGAGATTTCCTAATGTTGTATTTAATGGTAATATTACTAAAACTTTTATGTTTTATTGTGCTAATACTATTGAATATGATAAATTGTGTAGGGAAGAAACTAATCCTATTATTAAAGTAATTAATGAAACAGAAGATTTTGTCGAATATGATGAAAATTCTGCTCCTATTATTTGGTAGTATGAAAAGATTCCCTTATTATTGTAATGTAATTAACAACCTAAGAGTTATTTGACATGGCTGATATTAAAGATGACGAACAAGTTCAAGATGATGCTCAATCTCCTGCTCATCTTGATAAAGAAGTCAATGCTCCTGCTGTTAGACATGAATACAAACAAGTAAGTAATAGTTTTGGTTCTCTTAACCTTTTTGACCCTAAACAACTTGCTGCTGCTGAAAACTTTCTAACGAAGGTTATGCGTAGTAAGAAAGGTGGTATTGAAAGTGTTAATGACGGTCTTGCTGTTCTTATGAGAGCACAAGATTTGAATCTTCCTTTTAGTACTTGTCTTGAACATATTCATGTTATTAATGGTAAAACTGGTATTGATATTCATATTGTCAAAGCATTACTGTCAAAGGCAGGTTGTACTTGGAGATGTACTAAAGATTATCAACCTCTGTATGAATATACAGATGGCTTTAATGTTTATATTGACAATAGTTTTCCTGAATATGTTGTTCGATGTAGGAACTCTAAAGAAGCTGCTGATAAACTTGCTGCTGACAAAGATGGTGATGCTGTTTATGTTTATCCTGTAAAATGGTATCAGGATTTTAATAGTAATCTATATAAAGATTATCAATTAAATACTAAACAGTTTGCTATTGTTGTTAATAAGATGCAAGTTACTGAAGTAGTTAAAGCTGGTAAAGTTCCTGTTTATCGTATTCCTAATAAACCTGTCGATTATGTTACAGAGTATGAAATTACTCGTAAAGTCGATGGTAAAGAAGTAACTTCTGTTGGAAGATTTACTTATACTGATGCTGTTCAAGCAGAAATGTTTGAGAAAGATACTTATAAAAAATATCCGAGAATACTTATAGGTCATAGAGCGTTTACACTCGCGGCTCGGGATATTGCTTCTGATGTAATCATGGGAGCTATGGAAACTACCGAATTAAAAATTGTTGCTGGTAGAGAGCTTTCTGATAAAGACTTGGCTTCAGTCGAAGATGTTGAAGCTATCGAAGTATAAGATTTAAATAACATTTTTCATTAATCTAATTAAAATTTTAAAGGTATGAAAACTTCAATTGTTAAAGTAATGGGTTTTGGTTTTAGTGCAGTTAATGCTGGTCAGCGTAATGTAGCTGTTGAACCTCAAGTAATCGTAGTATCAACTGAAGGTAATTTCCGTATTACTCCTCCAGTTTCTCGTGCTCTTGGTATTGGTCATGGTGATTATATCATGTTCTTGTCTAATGTTGATAACATCGATTCAGCTATTGCTGCTAAAGATGCTCAACTGGTGGCATTCTGTGAAGAACAAGGTTTAGAGTTCGGTTCTGCCGAAGCCGCTATTGCAATTCACAAAGAATTTGATATGTATGCTATTGCTAAGGGTATTGTTGAATATGATACTAAAGGCAATCAGAAGACTATGACTGAACGTCTTACTAAGAACGATAAAGTTAAGTTTGCTTCTCAGAATTTCGATAAGATGTTAGCTGCTGCTATGGAGCAGGCTGATGATGAAACTAAAGAAGCTCTTTCTCGTGAAGGTGTAACTAAGGAAGAACAAATTGATATTCTTTCTGCTTTTGTTACTCCTCGTGAATTACCGAAGTTCAAGGGTTCTAAGGCTGCTAATCCTGCTGGTTTGACTGGTGCGGGTACTTCTCTTACTTTTACTGATTCTAATATTTGGAAACAGTTAAAAGCTGATATGGGAGATGATGCTGAAAAGTTGAATCGCGTTTATGATGCTGATATTGACAATTTACAGGATATTTCTATCCATGATGGTTACAAGAATGTAGTTGTTAAAGCTATTGTTCTTGGTGATTATGTAGATAAAGAACCTGTTCGTATCAGCAAGAAGGGTGAAGAAGTAGAAGAATAATCCCTGCTTTATCATGTAATTTAAATAAGTCGGGAATGTAATCTTACTGATTATGTTCTCGACTTTTATTGTATAATTAAACGTTTAATAAAAAATTTATTTATTATGCCAGAAAGTAATTTGGATGCAGCTGTAAGCGCAACAGCTGCTAAAGCTACAGCTCAAGTAAAGAAAGTTGTTCGTAGAGGTGTTGGTACTGCACGTGGTACTGTTCGTTTGAAATTTAGTCATGAACTTGCTAAACAAAATGGTCTATTTATAGGTCATCTTGATTCTGTAGCTGTAAGTACAATTAAGATTGGTGAAGAAAGTACTGGTATACCATCATTTAATGGCTTGGAAATTCCTCGTATTACTATTATATTTGCTTCTAACGAGGAAGATGTAAACAAACGGCATTATGTTCCTCTACAATTTAATGCTGTTGAATCTACTGTTAATACTATTCCCGGAGGTAGTGAAGAATGGAAAGTTAATAGTGTGTTTGATTGGTTTAAACATATTCTTAATGTTTATGTTCTTAAAGGTCGTGAATTGACAGAAGAAGAAGATAATGCTTTATCTTTGAATTTTGAAGATTTCGATGAACAAGGAGAATATGTTGCTGTTGAACCTGAAACAGTTATTGCTGATTGGAAGACTCTCTTTGAGAATTTTGAGAATGTTATGAATCGTGGAAACAATGGTAATCCTTACTATAAGACTAAAGATGGTAAGAATATTGCTATTTGGATGAAACTTGTTCGTTATGTCAAGAATAAGAAGAAGGGTTGGCAACCTGTTAATAATGGAGATTTATCTTTCCCTGCTTTTGTTGGTGAAGGTTGTATTGAACTCTATAAACAAAATACTATTCCGTCTATCAGACTTGATAGTATTAAAGAAGCGATTATTCCTATGAACATTGAAAAGCCTAAAGCTCCTAATATGCCTACTCCGGGTATGGGAGTTGGAGCTGCACCGGCTATGGGTGGCGTTCCCGTTGGAGACCCTATGGTAGGGGCTGGAAACTTTAGTGGAATTGCTGCTGAGGCTGCTGATGATGTTCCATTTTAATTAGGTAATTGTTCTATTTAGGATTAAATAAGGGCTTCGTCGTGGTACTCGTTATCATGGCGAAGCCTATTTTTTTATTCATAAGATATGAGAAGTATTAATTCTTCTAAACTTAGTAAACAAAGTGTTTTAGCTAAGATTAGTCAAGTTACTATTATGGCTACTTATCTTAATCTTACTGATAAGATTGTCCAATATTGTATTGATACTGGAGAATTAATATGTTCTCCTATTAGAGAAGATGCTCATCCTACTTGTGGTTTTCGTTATGATAATCGTGGTAAACTTAAATTCAGAGATTTTGCTGGATATTTTTGGGGTGATTGTTTTGATGTTGTCGCTATGATTATGAGTAGTATTTATAATAAGAATTATGATGTTAGTAATAAAGAAGATTTTATTAAAGTTCTTCGACATATTACTTTTACATTCAAAGATATTTTTTATGGACAACAAAAAGACATTAATCTCGTTAATGATATAAATACAGCTATTACTAATATTAAACATAAAAAGCCTATTATTGAACTTGTTGTTAGAAATTGGAATGCTGATGATGAAAAATATTGGGCACAGTTTGGTGTTAGTCTTAAATATCTTAATATTAATTTTGTTTATCCTGTTGAACAATATTATATTAATAGAAAGATAAATCCTGAACCTAAATATTATTATAAAGATAATGACCCTTGTTATGGATATTTTCTTGGACAAGACCGTTCTGGTGTTTATAATATGAAACTTTACTTTCCTAAAAGAGATAAGTCTATTACTCGTTTTATTACTAATTGTAATCATCTTGAAGGTATCGTTAATCTTAATCAAGATAATTATGATATTATAGTTATTACTAAGTCTACAAAAGATAGATTAAGCATAGGGAACAGCATATTAAAGATGAAATCCCTCTACGGGGGAGTTCCAAAAGAAAATATTGGTATTATTAATATCCCTCACGAAACTTATCGTCTTCGTCAAAATGAATATGATTGGCTTAGAGGAAAACTTAATGATAACGGTATAATTGTTTCTCTTATGGATAATGATACTACTGGAAAACATGAGGCTATTTGGCTTAGAAATAATTATAAAATAGTTCCTCTTCTTATTCCTGCAAAATATAAAGCTAAAGATTTTGCTGAATGTGTTAGTAAGCATAAATTTGAAGTTATTAAAGATATGATTATTGATTCAATTAAATATATAAACGATTATGGAAGAAAAGATAGTGAACCTCTTGGGAATCCGACCGAATGGAGTAGTTCTATACCATACTGAAATTATTAAAAGGCGTAGCTATGTTGTTATGGAAGCTATCACAGAACAACAAGAAAATCGTATTGATAAGTCTAAAATTTATTATGGCGATATTGTTTACAAACGTAAAGATGGTGTTATTGTTCAAGGAAGAGATATTTATCTTTATGGAGAAGTAGACTTTAATAATCCTGAAGATATTAGTAATATTGAAAGATTTAATCTTATTAATGAAGATAATAATTTCATATTTTCTAATTTCAATTATGATAAAGGTACTTATACTACTATAGATGGTAAACCTAAGAGATTTATTACTTATGACCCTCTTCTTTGGTTTAAATATAATTATTGTCTTCTTGGTAAACCTGCTCGTGTTATTGTCTATAAATGTCCTAAATCTATGATGAAATGGTAGATGAATGGCGTGATGAAGTTTCAGAAGAATGTGGTATTAATTTTGATAGATATGAAGTAAGTACTATTATTAATGATAATATTCATACATATATTACTACTAATAGTTTAGAAGAAGCTACTGCTAAATATGAAGAGGCTATTGCTAAATTCAGTCCTTATAATAATATTAATCATGTCATTGTTATTCTATATGATTATGATAAAAATGCTAATATAAACTATTATGATTCTGAAACTGATGTATGTTAATCCTATAAGTACTTCTATTGATGTACTTAATGTTGAATATCCTACTATTGATTATCCTGAATGGAGACGTACTAAAGATTGTAATACTGATGAAGAAATTTGTCGTGTATTAGATAATATTATTACTACTTTAGATTGTACTAAAGAATATGACTGTGGTCGTCCTATGATGACTACTTTCTATAATTATACTGCTAATATGTCTAACTATTATAGATATATGCTTAAACTTGATAATCAAGTTACTTATAATAATTATATTGACAAACTTATTAAACGTCATATAGATAATATCATATTTGAATACGAACATCCTTTTCAACCTAAAGTTAAAGGTAAACCTAAACGTAATTCTAAGAAGCGTACTATTCCTAATAAGTTTATTAAACAGAAGACTATTGATATGTTTACAGGTAAAGATGTTTATGTTTATGACAATCCTAAAACAGGTGAACATATTGAAAGTAGTAATCCTAATGTTATTAATGAACTTAAGAAGACTAAAGTTAAAAAGAAAACTGTTGGTGTTCCTATTGAATCTATGACGTTTAGTTTTAAAGCTAAATAGATATATGGAAAAAGGTTATTTAATATGGTTGTTATTATGTGGAATTATGTATTTCGCTATATATGTTTCTACAACTAATAGAAAATAAGTAGTTATGGAATTTGAATTTGCTTTATATAGACGTAATGTATTTGGTATTCCTACGTTTTGGTATGGTAAATATATTGATGATAGAAAGATAATTATTTATCATGGTGTTGTGAATGGTATTGTTAATGCTGAAGAAATAACTACTGCTCGTAACGCTCAAGATGAATTAATTAGTAGATTTACTGCCAAACGTAAAGCTGGATATAAATATTTAAGTGAGATACGAGATAGTGGCACTCGGCCCGTAGAGGGAGATGTTGTTGCCTTGCGTACTTGGCTTGATACTTATTTACCTAAAGAACGTACTACTTCAGAAGGTGCTTTACTTCCTATGCTTGCTAAAGTTTATGATGACAAAGTATTTAAAAGATGTCCTACTTATATAGGTCAATATAAAATTAATGGTCTTCGTTGTTTTATTAGAGCTAAATATAATAATGGTAATCTTTTTAAACCTTTTAGTCTTACATTTCAAAGTCGTGAAGGTACTTTCTGGAATAGTCTTGATAATCTTGAAGAATATCTTCTAAGTGTTATTAATCAACGTTTTCTTTGTGAAATGGTTGAGAATAATTTTATTCTTGATGGCGAACTATATCTTCCGGGTTATAGTGTTAATCAAATAAATCATTTTATTAAAGATGCTACTTGTCCTCAGAATAAA